AAATTCAAAACCTTTGAAGTCGTTCGAGAAAAATTTGTTGGTACCATCTTTAAACGTAGTGTGACGTTGTTGAATAGCATCTTGTTCTTTGTTATATCTATTGAAAAAGTCCATAGCTTTCTGTTGCTCTTGAGTTACTCCAGGTCTCAACTTGATTTCCTCGTAGTATTTACTCTTTAAGTCTTCCATGTAGCTTCTGGCTTTTGCAATTTCTTCTTTCATAGCAAGTTTTTTCTTTTTAACATCTTTCTCGCTATCATAATCTTCATCGTAAGCAAATTTATCATCCATTAAAAAATCAATTTCTTCTGAATCTAAATGTGGTTTACTATGAACATAATACTCTTTTAATATTGTTTCATCGTTAATAGTACTATAATCAGCATTTAATCTAATATAGTCTTTTAAATCTCCTCCTGTTTCTTTCATAAAATCAACCAGTTTTTCTACATTTTCCGGTAATTCTATTTCAGGGTTTTGTTTAATTTCTTCTTTTATTTGTTCAGCTACTGCTGGTTCTATTTCTTTTTGTTCTTCACCTATTTTAATTTCTTCAATAGCAGGTTTATCCTCTTGAGTTTTTTCAATAACTTCTTTAGGTTCTTCTACTACTTCTTTTTTTTCGGTGGACCGTACTTCTTCAACCACCTTCTCGCTGTTAGTTTCGTTTTTGGATTCTTCGACAACAGCATTGCTATCATTTGCTTCTGGTGTTTGAACGGCATTTTCTTCTTTTTTAGTTAAATCTAACTTTACTGGCTCATCAGTTTTGTTTAATTTTCTAGGTCTGCCAGGTTTTTTCTTCATTTTAAATTCACCTTCTTGAGGTACTTTTTCTTCTTTTGACATAATATAATATAATAATTAATAATTATTCAGGTTGTAACTCAACTTGATCTTGACCACCCATCATCCCTTCTGGAGCAGGTAAAGGTTGTTCAGCACCACCTAAATTTGGTGTTGTATTTGTTTCAAAATCTGTTGGTAAAAGATCATTTTTTCTTTGATCTATTAATTTACTTTGTTGAGTAGCTTGAAGTTGAGTTCGTTTATCTTTACGATCTTCAATATCTTTTTCTTTTTGAGACACTTGGTTAAGATCCATAGTTTTAAGTTGCTGGTCATATCCAAACTGTTGAGCCATAAGCTCTTTTTTAATCTGGCCATCAACTTGCATTTGTTGTATTTGAAAGTCAGATTTACCTTTTTCAATTTGAAGTGAAGTTTCAGCTATTGCTTGTTGTTTTTGTACTTCATACATAGCAGCTTTTTCTGCTGTTTCTTGATTAGCTTGAGCTTGAGCTTGAATATTAGCTTGTTGCATTTGTTGATCTTTGGCTTGCTTCTGTTTTCTTCTTTTCTTTAATAACTCATTAGCAAGTTTAAGATTGCTTATGTTTCTAATATCAATAGCATCTTCTAAATCTATTGACTGAGTTTGTAATGCAACTTGAATATTCTGTTCTAGTTGTGCTTTTTCTTCATCGTCAGGTTCAAGTTCTATAAATATTCCAAAGTCATGTAGGTTAGCGTCTTTAATTTCATCTAGTGTAGCTACATTAAAAGTTGATACACTATTTTGTAAAGCCATTCTAGTTAGTGGGAACATTAAAGCGTCTGTTGCTCTTAGTGCTATATTTTCACAAGTTTTTAAAGTTAAGTATAAACTTGCTTGTAATATATGTCTTGTTGCAGTATTAGAATTAGCAGCAGCTAATTTTTGTAAACCTACTAAAGCGTTTTTGTCAGGTGTACTAGCATCACGTGCTTCATTTAATCCGGTTACATCTCTTATCATTTGTAAGTAATATTGATAAGTTTGGATCAACGCTTGTATTTTAGCACCACCACTAGATGATTGTAGTTCTTGTATTGGAACTTTACCACGATTCATTTCACCATCTTGAGTTAATGATCTACCAACCACCGATCCAGTTTGGAAATACATATTTAATGCTTCACGTGGATTATAATTAGTACCATTACCAAGATCAACTTCTGCTAAACCATCAACATCAAGATAAACACCATCTGGAACCATACGTGAAATTACTTGTTGTAATTTTAACGATGTTATGTTTATCATATCTGCAAATCCAGTAGTTCTGCTTACAATAGATTCAATACGTCCTCTGTACATTCTTGGAGCACAAATATTGTAACTCATGTTTACTTTAACAGTATCACCAAAAGGTTTAGTCATGTTTTCTGCTAGTTTCCATTCTAACATGTTTTCATAACCTAATATCTTAGCTCCTGAGTATAATACCTCAATAGCTCTAAATGCTTTTTTAAAATTTTCTGTTTCAGGTGGATTAAAAGTATCTCCTTTTTCTAATGCTTTTTCTAAACCAGTTGGAGTTTCTTTTATTTTCCAAACTTGGTTAGCATAAGTTTTCCACTCAAAAAATAATACTTGTATACTTTGGTCGTTAGTTCTACCGTTCCAATTTCTAGCATAATTCTTATTCCCTTGATACTGCTGCATTTTTATTAATTCTTCAGCAGTTAAATATGGAAATTGTTTTTTGATTTCAACTAAGCTTAAATTTCTTATTTCACCTACATAATATATATCTTCAAAGTTAGGATCTTCAGTATATGAATATACTATTCTAGCAGGATCTACATACTCTGTAACAATACCATTTGATCTATTAAATGTAGTTTTAGTGGCAGCAATACCTAAAACAGCTAAATCGTAGTTTAATCTTTTTCTAATTAAGTGGTATTTGTTTTTATCTAATACTTGATTTATTAACTCTTCTTCTGCAATTTCAATAGACTGTTTATAGTTTAACTGCATGTGAGCTGGTAACTCATCTATAGTTTGTGGAGTATTTTCATCTTTTTTACTTTGAGATAAATCAATACCAAATTGTTGTTGAACTTGTTCGTCAAATTCTTTAAGTTGTATATCCTCTATAATCCTTTGTGCGTATGCAGTTCTTTTTTTAACTGACTCTGGATCTTGTGCCATTGTTTTAACTTCATAGCTACGTTGTGACATTCCATTAACAACTATATCTACAAATTTAGCAAGTACAGGCACAGGTTTCCAATCCAGATTTAAATAAGATAAATCACCATCAATAGATAATTCATCTTTATATTTTTGAACTGATTGCTCTCCTCTAGCATATAGTCTTAAGTTATGAAAATTAGTATATGTACTATCAAACCTATAACCATTATTCATTTCATTACTGAACCATTCCCCTTCAATAGCTTTAGCTACCTTTAAACCATATTCCCAAGTTTGCTTTTCTGCATCAGGTACCACCTGATCTGGAAAGGAACTATTATTACTTGTATAAATCTGCATTTATTCTATTATTTTTGAAATTAATCCTGTATTGTCATATCTTCTAAAACCTAACGATATCGCTTGGTTAACTCTATCTTGAACTGGTTTGTATTTATTTTTATTGCAAGCCATAATAGCTAAACCTGAACTAATAGAAGCATCGTGCTTTGTTCGTTTGTTTATATCAAATAAAGCCCAATCTTCTAACGTACGTTGGAAATACATATCACCATATCCAGTTTCTAAAGCACCAACATAATTTTCTATATAAGATTCGATAGCAGCAGCGTGTGCTTGTTTAATATCTTCACTTGAGTTTGGTATACCACCAATCTCTCTTTCTGTTACAGATAGTTTATTTAAAGTTCTATCTGGTCTGTTCATACTAAAACCTCTATAACCTCTACGTTTTAAATAGTATAATAATCGAGGTTTGTTATTCTCTGCAAGTAGTGGCATACTATAAAAATGTAGTGCCATTAAAACATCTTCAAAAAATATTTCAGCCATAGGTGGTCTTTCAATATATTCTAAAAAAAATCTGTTTGGAGGAACATCCTCCATACTGTATTTAGTTAATCCATGTAAAGATCCTTTAGATCCTTTACCATCTACAGTTCCACTAATATCGTAGCTATCACAACCAAAAGCACCAATGTGTTCATTACCAGGGTATTTCACTCCATTTTTTATTATCACTTGATTTTGCAAGCTTTTAGGTGGAACCCAACTAATTAAAAACCTACCATTGAGTTGAGGTATAAAAATTACTTTAGAATCTTGACCATTTTCCCACTGGAAATTTCCTCTAGTTATATTAGCAGTATTATTTAATTCTTCATTGTAATCTACCTGCTCGTATATTTTAACTAGATTATAAAGACTTTGTTTAGTTTCATCACGGAAGGCATGTTTCTCAGTTCTTGGGAATTGCCTATAGTATTCATTTAATCCGTCTTGATCATCTTTTAATCCTTCAACCTCATTCTCCCAATGTTCAATAACACCTGTATCTATTTTATTACCATCTATTCCTAATGCAGGTTTAACTGGTGTATCAAAAACAGGGTAGCCATATATGTCTATAAACCCTTCGTAGTTCCACTCCATTGGGATAAACAATGAATACAAACCTTCTTTAGTTTGACCGTTTTTATTCCTGTTTAAACAGTTTGAACCGTAATAAATATCTTTAAAGTTTTGACCACCTTTATCTAAAGCGTTTGAAGTAGAACCCATCATACATTTACCAACAATTCTACTACCTAATCTTAAACACGTCTTAGTTACTTTCCAGTTGTTTTTAATGTTGTCAGGTCTCTCCCATTTACCACTTTCATCATGTCCTAATAGTTTTAATTTTTCACCATCATAACTATTGTCTCCAGTATTCTTCCAATCTATAGTAGTATCTAATCCATCTAGTTCTCTCAGTTCTTCGTTAACCTCAATTTTTCTACGTGTAAGTTTTGATGCTGGTACTCTATAAGCAAGTTCGGTTTTAGGACGATCCATACCATCTTGGATGGGTTTAAAGAAGAATGGATAGTTAACTGAGATTGGTACAACTTTATCTGTAAACATTTTTTTAGCATCAGCACCGGTTTTAGAGAGTATGCCATATCTTGAATCACTGGATATTGTTGCTTGATTGACCAGTTCTGCGGAACACATAAAGGAAAATCCAGATCGCCTATTTTTAAGATAACACATTCCATAGGCCCTAGTATCTGCTTTACATGCTTCCCAGAAAATAAAGAACAATCTGTTTGCTTCTCTATAGTCTG